CGCAGAGAAGCGTCAATGGTTAGAGCTAAACGATTTTATAATTATTGAAATTTATGAAAAGGACTTGCCTGATCTAAGTGTCTCTTATATTAAAAAGCTTTATGGCATTTCTATTGTGTAATTGAAATTATGAGCGACCAAGCACCAAAAGTAGACAAGATACTCATGCGTCAAATCAATGAAAAGGCGAATGGTGGTTTTATTATGTTTTCTTTTGCGGAAGACGGCTACCCAATAGTACATAGCCACTTTGATGACGCTTCTAAAGCGATGGCCTTACAGCACTACATAACGAACTGGAGCATGGCTGTAGATGCTGTTACATTAGAAAACACGGTTGCTGATATGGAAAGTCAAATAATGGATGATATGCCGCCTCCCCCTGAAACAGACGACGATAATCCATTTGACGATCTAGACTAATATCTTGACTTGCCCTCAAGGGCATGTTAAGCTTGCGTTATGAGTAAAATCTATTCCCTACAAATTGAACGACATGTACTTGGGGGATTGATTAAACATCCTGAAATTTTTCCTGAAATTGACGGTTTCGTAACCGAAAAGGATTTCTTTAATGATGTTCATTATACGATTTACAATGTAATAAAAAGCTGTGCGTATCAGAATCAATCCATCGACAAAGTAATACTAGCCACAAAAATTAAAGAATTAGGTGTTTCTTTCAAAGACGATATCAATATTTACGATTATATCGAAAATCTTTCTTTTATACAGATAAACAAAGACGCAGTTCTTGAAGCGACAAAAGAGCTTGTAAAGTATAGAATCCGCAGAGAGATTGAAGCTACAGCCTACAAGCTTAAGCAGGAGGTAGAGTCAGGCGGCACGAAAGAGGTTGACGAAATAATTGCAGATTGCGACTCAATATACAACGATAAAATCTCCGCATACGCTGATACAGATGAGCCTGAAAAAATTACCGAAGGCATGGCGGATCAAATCGAAGAAACAGGTAATAACCCAGAAACAGAGATGGGTTTACCATGCCCATTCCCAGAGTTCACAAGGTTTTATGGTGGTTTTAGAAAAGGTCATGTGTATGCTATCTGCTCTAGGCCAGGTGAAGGCAAGACGACTTGGCTGGCTGACGTTTGTTTTAAAACGGCAAGAGACAACGGGGTAAAAGCTTTGTATTTAGACACAGAGATGACCACCGAAGAGATCAGGTTTAGACTAGCAGGGGCCTTAACAGACGTTCCCGTGCATGATCTTGAAACGGGAGCTTGGAGATCAAACCCAGAGCATTACGAAAAGGTAAGGAAAGCTCAAGATGTAATGAATGAGCAAAATGATTTTTACCACATGCACGTTTCAAATAAAAACGTTGATCAAATTTGTAGCATCATCAAACGTTGGTATTACAATGTGGTTGGCAGGGGTAATCCTTGCTTAGTGGTTTATGATTACGTAAAGCTCACGGGCGAAAAGGTTGGTCAAAATTGGGCTGAGTATCAAGCTATTGGTCAAAAAATAGACAAGCTTAAGGCTATAGCCAAAGAGGTAGACGCCCCACTTTTAACCGCTATGCAGCTTAATAGGTCTGCCGTAGGAGACAATAAGGTAGACAATAGCTCTGCGATTGCTTCTTCAGACAGACTAACTTGGTTCGGCGCATTCGTGGCAATCTTTAGAAGAAAGACTGATGACGAAATACTCTTAGATAACGAGTATGACGACAATGGCAATATAACTTATGACGCAGGAACACATAAGCTTATACCCGTAAAGAATAGATTTCAAGGAAGAGAGGCTCTTGGCCATATTACCTTTATGCGTAGAATTTTGCCAAACGGGTCGCACAGGTATGACGATATGTACATTAATTTTGCTATTGATAATTTTAAAGTCGAAGAGAAAGGCTCGCTAAGGAATCTCTGCGCTAGAGCTAGAGAGAATTACTTGGTGGAAGACAATGAGAGCGGTGACAGCGATGGGATTCTATAATGAAAATAGAAAACATCAAAGAAGTGCTTTTTGAGCTTGGTTATACTAATATAATTGAGAATCATAAAGAATATAGAACTCGCCCGATATATCGAGACTCAGATAATAATACGGTCTTATCAATAAATAAAATCAACGGGCGCTTTGTTGATTTTGCTAGAAATATAAGCGGCAGTTTTGACGACCTAGTAAAGCTTTCTCTTAATTTAAAATCCATAGATGACGCAAGAAGCTGGCTATCTAAAAATTCTGTAGCTATTGCTGTAGACGTAGTAGACAAACCAGAGATACGTATGCCAAAAACATACCCAAAAGAATTACTTAGTAAACTCATGCCAGATCATTCGTACTGGGTCGAAAGAGGCGTTACAGAGTATTCTGTATCAGAATTTAAAGGCGGCGTAAGCCAAAGGGGGAAAATGTACAATAGATATGTTTTTCCTATATTTGATGCAAAAAACAACATAGTTGGCTTTGCTGGTAGAGATTTAAAGCCTAATGACAAACGCCCTAAATGGAAACTTATAGGTGATAAGTCAAAATGGAAGTACCCACTATTTCTTAATTATAAATTAATAAAAGAGCAAAAAAGCGTTATAATAGTAGAGAGCATAGGAGATATGCTTGCGCTTTGGGATTGCGGAATCAAGAATGTGGTAGTATCTTTTGGTTTAGACTTAACGGGAGCCTTAGTCGGTTCTTTCATAAGGTTCGACGTGTCTAAAATTGTCATAGCTTTTAATGATGACAGTAAAAACAGCGGGGCAGGTAATCGCGCTGCATATAAAGCGAGTAAAAAGCTCTTAAAGTATTTTGACCCACATCAAATAACCGTTTCGTTGCCGAGTGGTGGAGATTTTGGTGACATGTCTAAGGAGCAAATAATAGATTGGATGGGAAAAATTAATGGATAGTCAAAAAAAATACGTTTCCGCTTCAACGATGAAATCATTGGAGCAATGTAGCTGGAAATATTATACAGACAAACATTTAAAAGTGCCCGAAAAGAATAATGACGGCGCTAGACGCGGTACTATTTGCCATGCTTTACTTGAGTATCTTCAGAACGAAAAGCACAAAGATAATTATGACCGCGTGATCGAAGCTAATGATGTGAGCGGAGACGCAGCTTGCTTAAGGCTAACTAGAAGGCATTTTGAAGTAGCAGACATGGATGACAAGTCGGAAGATAATTTTGACTTAGTTAAAAAAATGATAATGGTCGGCTTAAAGCACGACTTCTTCTGTACCGAAAATAACGGTAAGCTAGGTAAAGCGGAAACAGACTTCTTAATAGAAAACGAAGACCCACCATATATAATTAAAGGTTATATTGATAAACACGCTTTATATGACAAAGGTAAAACTCTTAAAATCATAGACTATAAAAGCAGCAAGAAGAAATTTAGTAAAGCTGATTTAGATGGAGAGAGGCAAGCAATGATGTATACGTTAGCTTCAAAAACTCTTTGGCCCAAAGTAAAACGAATAATATTCAACTTCCTGTTTCTTAAATTTCCTAAACAGCCAATACAAGAGCTTGAATTCTCAGACGAAGCGTTAAAAGGCTTTGAGCATTACATTTCAAGAGTGTTTCATATTGTAAATAATTTTACTAAAGAAAGGCACGCTATAGCTAATTTTGCTGCGGATAGCGATAAAAATTCATGGCTTTGTGCTGCTGGTAGAATACAAGCTAATGGTAAACAAAAATGGGTTTGCCCACAAAGAGACCCATATAAGTATTACGTTTTGCTTGACAATGAATCAAGAATAGTAGATTCTAGCATGAAGAAGAGCGAGCTAAAAGCCGAGAAAGGACAAAAGATAGAAAAAAGAGAATACGAAGGCTGTCCTCGTTGGCATGGTGAGTTCTCAGAAAATAAATCACAAGCAAGTAATGACCCATTTGATCTATAATTATGATACCACTTTTTAAATCTCACTATTCAATTGGTAAATCGATCCTAACTCTAGAGGAAGAAGACTCATCTATTGAAGATGGCCCTCAGTCAATTATAGATTTATGCAAGAAAAATAAAATTAAAGATTTGTTTCTTGTTGACGATTCAATGAGTGGGTTCCTACAGGGGTATCTAAACAGCGAGAAAGCAAAACTTAATTTTCGGTTTGGTTTAAGAATTAGCGTGTGTGAGGATTTACAGGAAAAGAATGAAGAGCAAAGAAAAAAGACTTCTAAAGTTGTAATTTTTGCAAAAAACAAGCAAGGGTATAAAAGGTTAATTAAAATTTTTACTGAAGCTGCTCAAGAGGGCTTTTATTACGTGCCAAGAACAGATTATGAATCTCTAAAGCGTCATTGGGACGACAAAGATTTATATCTAATGATTCCTTTTTACGATTCATTCTTACATCTTAACGCTCTGCACGGCCACATGTGTATGCCTGATTTCAGCTTCTGTGATCCATTGTATGCGGTGGAGCAAAACGATGTACCGTTTAATTATCTAATAGAAAATAGATTATCAGAATACTGCAATCAAGATAAGTGTGTGGATGTTAAAAGTATTTTTTACAATAACAAAGAAGACTTCAAAGCGTTCCTAACCTTTAGGTGCATCAACAACAGATCAACTTTAGATAAGCCTAATTTAGACCACATGACCAGTAATGAATTTTGCGTTGAAAACTGGAATGAAATAAATGCCTAAAACTTGGGATTGTTGTAATTTCTTAAATGAAAATGATTTGCTTGAAATTCGAGTAAATCAACACTGGGATTATATTGATAATTTTATAATTTTAGAGGCGGGACAAACGCACACAGGTGATCCAAAACCGTTTAACTTTGATAAGCAGAGGTTTGAAAAATACTCATCAAAGCTAATCTACGAGACCATAGACACTGTAGATGAATTATTCGACGTAATACCCTCTCTTGACCCAATAGCTCGATCTTACCTATCAATGAATCGGAATGGTCAAAACTCAATTGATTGGGTAAGAGACCACCTACAAGGTAATCATCATGTAAAACTTTTAGGCAAACATGGCGCAAAACCTGAAGACGTTGTGGTTATAACGCCCGTAGATGAAATAATTTCAGATAAAGCATTTAGTGATTTAAATATTATCTTCTCGGAAAAAAATGAAAAATTCCCACTGGGGGGATATCAGACAAAATCTTTTGTTAGACCTATGCTTGGTTTGTTTATGAAATTTTATTTTCACAAGCTGAACCTTTTTAAAGACGTACAATGCTGCGGCCAAATAACTGAATACAGCACTCTTTTGGACGTTTGCCCTACCGTTGCTAGAAGCTTAAGCGCTTGTACCCATAACTGCTTAATGGGCGATATGGGTTGGCACTTTTCATGTATGGATGATGGAAGTGGTAAAATAATACAGCAAAAATATAATAGCTGGGCTCACTCTAAAGACCAACAGCACGGACACGGCAACTCTTACTACGACATGGATACGCCAGAAAAAGCTTTGGCTAGGGTTAAAAGCGACTTTGACGACTTAACGCAAAAAGTGGAAATTAATTACGAAAATCACCCCGCCTATTTAGTTGATAATCAAGAAAAATTCAAGCACCTTATAGCTTGACTTGGGTGCAAGTTTTGTATATTCTTGATACAGATAATGGACGAACATTTACTCAGATACGACAAAGAAAAGACTTACGTTTTTATTGACTGTGAGACACTAAATCTATGCTTGAATAGCTGCCATAACCTTCCTTGGCAAATCGGTATGATTAAAGTCATTAACGGCAAGATCGTTGACCAGAAAGATATATTTATAAAATGGGATACCGATTTAAAAATTAGTGAAGATGCAGCTAGAATCACTAGGTACGATCAGAAAAAAGTAGACCGCATAGGCGTAAAGCCTGAAGAGATATTTGCTACGGTAGAAGATTGGCTTGATTCCTGTGATTACATAATGGGCCACAATACTTTAGGCTTTGATATTTACTTAATTAAAGATTATTATAAATATATGGGCAAATCTTCACAACATTTGTACAACAAGCTCATAGACACAAACGCAATAGCCAAGGGGATTAAATTAGGAATGCCCTACAAGCTTGGAGACAACCTAATGGAATACCAGTACAAAGCTTATCACACCATACAGAAGGGTATCAAAACAAACCTAACAGCTTTAGGTAAAGAATTCGAAATCGATGTAGACTACAATAACCTACATGATGCAGTTAATGATTTGATCTTGAATATAAAGGTTTGGGATAAACTGAAATGGCAAATAGAAATTTAGTATGCACGACTTTACAAAATCTTTCGATAATTACGACTTAGAAATTCATGGCGTTAGGCTTCCCAAGTTTGAAATCAGTAATGAATACAAACACAGGGCTCACGTAACAGAGGATTGCAATAATTATGACTTCTTAAGAAAGCTTTGTCTTAATGGGTTCTCCGACTTAAACATTAAGAAAGGCACAGAAGCTTACGATAAGTATGTCGAAAGGGTTAAATATGAGCTAGAAACCTTAAATGATCTGGGTTTTGTAGATTACGTTCTGCTTGTGTGGGACGTAATTAACTACTGCAAAGAAAATGATATCCCTGTAGGCTTGGGTCGCGGTTCCGCTGCTGGCAGCATTGTCTTATTTTTAATTGGCGTTACTGGTATCGATCCAATTGAACATGACTTGTATTTTGAGAGGTTCATTTCAAAAATCAGAGCCAAGAAAAAAGAGGTAAATGGGATTACTTATCTCGATGGATCACTTATGTGTGATGTTGATTTAGATATATGCTATTACCGCCGCCAAGAGGTTATCAAATATCTTGATGATAAGTTTGTAGGCAAAACTTCAAAAATCTTAACGCTAAATACCTTGAGCGGAAAACTGCTCATGAAGGAATGCGGCAAAATTGTTGCAGAAAAAAATGAAACCGAAATGAACGAAGTGTCTGGATTGATACCTAAAACTTTCGGTCAAGTCATGGACGTAAAACAGGCTTACGAAGAAGAGGAGAAATTCAAGGCTTGGTGTGACGACAATGAAGAAGCTTATAAAATAGCTTTAAAACTCAGAAACCTTGTGAAAAACAAGGGGGTACATGCTTCAGCAATCTCTCTTTCCTACGACGCTATGGAAGACACTTGCCCAGCAGAGCTAACGTCCAAAAAAGACTCTGTGGTTACGTCTTATGATGCAGATTGGATTTCTATATTTAATGTAAAGCTTGACCTTCTTGGTTTAAGAAGCGTGTCTGTTGTTGATGATGTTTGCAAGCAGGTAGGGATTAAAGTCACAGATATTGATTTAAACGACCCTGTTATTTATCAACAGCTTCAAGATTTTCGCTCTCCGCATGGTGCGTTTCAGATTGAAGCTGACACTAATTTTAAGGTATGCCAAAAAGTAAAACCAAAAAACCTAGAAGAGCTCAGTGCCGTGCTGGCGTTGGCTCGCCCAGGTGCTATGCAGTTTACAGATCAGTATGCTAACTACACCAATAACGACGTGTACGAGCCTATCCACCCCTTCTTTGACGATATCTTAAAAGAAACGG